GATCGGAGTCACCATGCCACCCTCAGGGATAGCAATGTTGCCGTTAAATGTTACCTGATACTGTGCAAACTGATTACAACACGAATTGCCTGACGCTCCCTTGAGAATAAAATTCCCTGTATTGCCCTCGTGATATACAAGACCACGTGAGCAAGGAATAGATGTATCGAACAGGATTGGCGCATTAAGCGCAACTTCCTGAATCGGGTTATACAAAAATTCACAAGCCATGAGCGTCACCTCCTAGAAGTTGTTACCACATCCACAACCGCATCCGCAGTTGTTGTTAGATGGGCAAGTGAAGATTGGAGTCATGCCGTAAACAGGCATTGACGGAATAGGGCAATCACGCAGTTCTTGTACGAGGCGATTTGCCGTAACTGCATTGTCAGAGCGGAGAGCCGCTGTCTGAACATCCTGTGAAGCCTGTCCTCTTGCATAGAGAAGTTCCTGTCTCAGCTGACTGATTTCATCATTTTTGGCATCGATCTTGTCAGCACAGAGTTGATCCTTTATGGACTGAATGCCACCGCTAATTGCGGTCAGTATGTCCCTTGTGTTGCTGGCATCAGCAAACCGTGTCGCATTACCTTCGTTCTGAATGATGTTCTGTGTTTGGCAAGTAGCGAGTCTGTTTTCACAGCAACAATCAGCGAACTGAGAACCGAGTGCATTGAAGCCCTGATTCATAGCGGTCTGCATTCCGAATGCGGTCTGCATGTTAGCGATCTGTCTTGCGTTTGCTCCCTGCTCTACTCCAGCGAATCCGTTACAGAGTGCCATCTGAATATCGCCACAACAGTTGCAAAGCTGTGTGGACAGATTGCCGATGCTGTCTCTGATCGAGGTCACGTTGTTGTTCAGCATCTGATCTCTGAAACCATCATTTGTGATCTCAGCCTGATTCATCCACGGGTAGAGCATTGCGCCGTCAGCGGCAAATCCACCAACTCCACCGCCGAAGCCTCCGCCCCAGCCGTTGTTTCCCCAGCCAAGAAGCAGGAGCAGGATGATCCATGCCCAATCTCCGCCCATGCCGAAGCCACTGTTGCCGAAACCGCCACCGTAGCCACCGCCGTAAAGTGGTGCTACTGGCATCACCATGTCAGAGCCGTTTCCATCTGTTAAAGCCATAGTAAATTCCTCCTTATAAATTTTATTTATGTCAACGCTGTCGTCCGCCCAGCGGTAACATCCGCATGATCTGCTGTGCCCTATTCACAGCCATGTTGAGTTGATTCTGTGTTATTCTTCCTGAGTTGAGCATTTGCTGAATCATCTGATTCGGATCGCCGCCCTTGCTCTTGAGTTCGTTAAGGCTCTGCATAAACTGGTTAGGATTAAAGCCGCCGCCCTGATTCATCTGATTGAAAAGGTCACTTGCCATCAGTCCGCTCCTTTCTCTTATCAGCAGTACCGTTCATGCGCTCGAATTTTGACTTGAGAGACGATATTTCCTTTTCAAGGACAGATATATCGCCTTTGGTCGCATAGTCGTTCTGAGGCGAGATTTCGGCGTTTCTTGGCGCAACGTCACGCATCGTATAGTCAAGGATTTTTATACTCGGCATTCCTGACATATCTGCTGACTTGATATATATGACATTCGCTTCAGAATCCCACAGAGGCACGGAACTGTTCGGTGCGATCGGATAGCTCTTCGCCGCCGCCTCACCTTGAACCCAAATTATGGAGTTGTTTATAGGTGGAGCTTGAACTTGCGGCTGATTTTGAAATTGTTGTTGATTTTGCGTTGGGTAATACATAGGTTGATAACCTATTGGAAACCCGTTGTTATATGCCATGATTTTCTCCTCCTTTTGTGATATAATATATATAATGTGAGGTGATTAATATGAGCGAAATTTGGCGTCCGATTAAGGACTATGAAAATCTGTATGAAGTAAGTAATAATGGACAAATCCGCAGTTTATGTGGTCGTTATGGCAAGTTTAGAATCCTCAAACAAAGCGTAGGTAGTCGAGGATATATGCTTGTAACTCTTTGCGACCACGGCAAGCAAAAGAGCGTGAATGTTCATAGAGTTGTTGCTGAAACATTTATACCTAATACCGAAAATCTTCCTTGTGTGAATCATAAAGACGAAAACAAGAAAAATAACAATGTTGAAAATCTTGAATGGTGTTCTTATTATCACAACAACACTTACGGTAATAGATTAACTAAGAGTGCTCTTAAGCGTAGTATTCCAGTACGATGCGTTGAAACTGGAATAATATATCCAAGTGCATACGCCGCTCAGCGAGAAACTAAAATCCGACAGAGCGGAATATGTTCCTGTTGCCACGGAAGAAGAAAAACTGCTGGCGGATTTCATTGGGAGTTCGTCTAAACCATTATTCTTCTCCTTTCTCATGCCAATAAAACTGAGGCACTAACGCTGAACTGTCCCAGCTGTCAAAGAGATCGCCATCGTGACAAGTGGCGACATGTCCGCCGAAACCGAGAACGAAAGTGCCTCGTGGATGGTCACGGCAGAAATCTTCCGCCGTATAACAATCAGGACAGGTATCAGGTATGGATTTACGATAGAATCCGTGTTGACGCAGTGCGGCTCCCCACACGCTGTCCGACGACGGCATGTCCCCCATAGAAAAGCCGTTCATTGTGAGAGTGATATACGCAGTCTCCCAGTCTAATTTAAGTGCTTTTGCGATCGCTCTCACAGCGCAGTCTCCTACTCTGCGACCTACAGGATTCGGATTGTATTCGATAAATGCCATACCTATTCACCTGTCCTTTCAGGTAAATTTTGGCACTAAAAAAGCACGCTCACAATGAAGCAAGCGTGCAACTTTCGTGCAAAGAAAAAGACGGACAGCATCTTCCGCCTTTCTCTGTAGGTATTAGTTTATGAAAAGAGCAAACCCAAATGGGATACTAATATTATAACACGTCACAAGTGCTTAAACAACTGCTCCTGAGATTTGTACACAATATTCTTTATCTGTCGGACAGACATATCGAACTCTTCACTTAGTGGCTCGAAACAAATGCCGTCCAATAATGATCTTTTAAGAATCGCTCTGTTGCGTTCTGCGTGTTTATGGCAGATGACATATTGATCGATTGCGTATTCAAGTTCGTTACGAGAATATTCCGACAGGTCTCTTTTCATTTTCTAATAATCACCTTTGAATTTTTACCGTAAGTATGTACTCTGTAACGAGTCCCCTTCACCTTACTCCTTTTCTTCCTTATTTTCTTCTTGACTACCACTCTGCCCATTGTTAATTATTCCTGACGCTCCATCGCCCATATATGCGGCATTGCTACCGTCCATACTATCAACAGTTATGTCAGAATAGTCGTACAGAGAGTCTTGATATTTGTCATACGCTATATACCCAAAAAGTAAAATAATCACAAGTACAAGCATTTTGATAATTCGCTCAAGTCTCGCACAATCATATTCATGCACAAACACAGGCATAGTTGCCATATCTTTTTCATTGGTTTCTCTTTCCATAACGTCCTCCTACTTTCCTACTTTGACTTCAGTTAAAAACTTGTGCACCTCGTCTTCCTGTTCTGCCATCTTGCCCGTATTGTTACTCGTCCGCAGGTGTTCCAATATGGCGAGATCGTCTTCCAATAATAGCGAGATAGCCTTGAACAAGAATAGTGATTGATCTTCAAGAGCTTTTATTCTTTTGTCATCGTTTTCGAACTTCTTGTCGATGCCATCGAATTGCTCTTTCAGCATTAACATTATACCGTCTTTCAGTTCTTTCTTCAAATACTTCACTCCACCGTATAACCCACCAATGAACACAAGAAATGCGGCTACCTGTTCAAGCGTAATGTTTTGCACAAATTCTACCATACTACCACCTCACTTACCTATATAACGGATAATGATCTTAGCAGATTTATTGGTATACTTCTTAATACGAATCTGGTCATCATTAGGAACTTTGCCGCTTGAGCCTGTTGATTCAGCTATTTTACCATCACCCATATAGTAATAGTTGTGGACATACTTATCGCCGCTGAAGTGCATACAAATGTCTCCAGCCTTCCATTGTGATTTCGGTATACCGTTCTTGTTGATGATTACCTTCAAATCTTTCAGACCAATACGCTTTCTCGCTTCTGCAAGAGCGTCTTTTTCTGACATCTGAAGCATTTTCTCAGCAATTCCGTTAGATATGACACCATCGTTACACTTACAAGGAAGTCCACCACCATGATGCCATACTGCATAAGTGAAGCCTATGCAATTCCATCCGTGATATTTACCCTTCGAAAAATTGTGGCAGATAGGACATTGATGCGTCTTTTCGTCCTTGCTCAGCCATTTTACATAGTGATACGAATTATCAGCGGCGATCTTCTTCGCCCATGCGTTAGCCTTTTCGACCCATGTAGGCTCTGCTGATTTCCAATAAGCGACATAACACTTATCCATGTCCACCTTACCACTGATACCATCTACTGAACCGCTTGATGTGTACTGCCACATGCCCATGCGATCCGCTGGTTTGTAGTCCATCGTGTCGTTATACTGTGCTATCCAGAACGGATTTGACGAGTAATTCTTAGCTGTGTCGGCAAGGTAATTGTTCCACCAGTTCAGATTAGCGTAGACACCGCCTCTGCCCCCGAGTTCTTTCATCTTGACAAGAAATGCCTTTGCTACCACATTGGCGTATTTCTCTAAGTCCTTTGCCTCAAGGTCGATATACAAAGGCATATCTGGTGAATAAGGCTTGCAAGCATTGTAGAGCTTTGTAGCCTCTGCTTCTGCCTCAGCTATATTTTTGGCTCTTGAAAAGATATACGAACCGATGTGCAGTCCAGCCGCCTTAGCGTTCTTCATGTTTTCAGCGAAGCGTTTGTCGAGAACATTACCGTCACCATATCTGATAATTGCTCCTACAACACCGTCAGCCTTAACCTTTGCCCAATCAATCTGACCCTGCCAGTCGGATACATCGATGACCTTATATGAATCATCTACTATGGGATACACCGCTTTATCATGCTCGTTGAGATATTCCTGCCATGCTCTCATTGAGTTAGCACCAAAGATGCCGTCACTCGCCACGCCTATTTTCTTCTGCCATGCCTTTACTGTTTTTTCACCGATGATCCCGTCCTGAGTCGTGCCTACCCATTTCTGCAAGTTCTTCACGCACGGAGAACCACCCTTACCGTACTCAACAGCTTTGAGTGCAGGGTAGTATTTGTTCTGCGCCTTGTTCTGACCGCTGATTACACCGTCCTGAGGTGTGCCGAAGAATCTCTGCATGGCTCTGACAGTACAAGTTCCACCGATACCGTCCACATCGAGCTTCGGAGCTGGTACAATTTTCGGATTCTCGATGCTCGGATTAATAATGCAACCCCTGAACTTATAAAGGCTATTCTGTCCCCATCTGCCGTTACTGTTGTCTCTACGAACTGTCTTAAATGCCCAGCTTGCCCATCCACTTTCTGAGGTCATGATTGATCCGTCATCATACACACGCTCAACAAATGCAACGTGCCCAGCACCATCACCGCCATTAAGGGTATCACCCTTCTGCCATACCATGATGCCGCCTTCAATCGGAGTTGAACTGATCTTCAGACCCTGACGCTTTGCGCTCTCGATAAAGTTCTCAGCGTTGCACACAAGCTGGTACTTGAATGCCTTAACGACCCCTTTTAAATCAGGGTCGTTAATAGATTCATTAAATCTGCCGTTTGCATACCCAACACAGTTGTCGAGCACATTTGCATAAGGCTGTGTAGGATTTCCTGCAACTGCACCGTTCAGACCGCCTGTGACTTGTCTGATATAGTATTTATTCTTCCTCGGACATTCCGTTCTGATTTTCATCTGCAACCTCCAGCATTTCGTAAAAATCGTCTACGTTGAACGTAGTCTGTGTGCTATCGATCTTGAGGTGCTGTTTGAACACCTGATGCAGTCCGACAGCGGCAAGCCCCGAAACCATACCTTTAACCACACCTTCGTAATCTACACCGAACAGTATCAGACCACTGATCGCTCCTACAATGAGCAGGACTGTCGGTATCCACTTGTCATCTGTCGGAAGCCACTTCTTCATCACGAAGCCGATGCACAGACACGCCGCTGTGATTATCGGCATAATCATACCGTCTATAAAATCAATGTTCATTTGTTTACTCCTTCTACAATCAAACTAATTATATTACTAACTAAGTTTATTTTCGATAATATAGTTCCTTATATCTGTTATTTTGCTTCTGAGTGCAGAATCCACAACAAAGAATGAACCTTTATTGTTGGACGAAATCATGTCTCCTGTTTCGGCATCGATCTCATCAAAGGTATACGATACTCTGTCTCCGCCATTAACATTGAGAACTGCAAACGATGCGAGTTGTTTAATTGTTTTCATAAAGTATTACCTCCTGTTCTGCTATAAAATCATCAAGTAATGAATCTTGTTCTGCTAAGCTCTTATATTCATCGAGCCTGACGCCGTACTGCTCGAGGCGTTGCGTTTCGTATCCCTTTTGCTTCGCTTTGAGCTCCCATGCGACTTTGAGGTTTGGTGTTCCCTGTATCACAAAGTAACGTGTCTGCTTGTCTGCAATCCAACAATCGCCCTCGACTTCTTTCTGTAAGAATACCTGATATTCGACCTGTTCTGCTATTGTCTCGGAGAATATATCATCAAGATAAATGTAACATAATCCATCATTATCAAGAACCGCTTCTCCTATGTCTCCGAACAACGGAGTTGGCGTTTCATAGCAGAATAGTGCTCGTTCCGAATAATTTCTTGTTTTTGCGATTCTGCTTTTTGTTCCAGTAACTATAAGGTCGCCGAAAACATTAACTGAGTCCGCTTCATTCAGCGGGCTAAGATTCAACCCAGCGACCGTGCCTTTTACGGTTCCAATAACTGGTAAATTATTACTCCATACATCAGCAGCACTGCCTTCACCCGCATAGAAAGCAATCCCAAACAATGGATTGATGCTTGTTCCGTCTATTGTTGTGCTTCTGCCAGATTTATATCTGATGCCTATCGTATTATTGACCAACCGAATACCCGCAAACGCCGGCCTTGTAATTGGCGGATTGTCGGTTTTTTGATATATCTCGAACTTGGATCCGGTTAGCTCTGCATGTGCAATGGTTCCTTCCTCGTCGACTGTTTCGCACAGGAGCGAGTTCTGATTTATTTGATAATCTGCGATCGTACCTTGCTTAGTCGTGAACTGACCTGAATCAAGATTCCAATAGTTTTTACCAGCTGAATCCGATAGTGTACCTGCTGTTATCAAGTTCGCAATAAGTGATCCAGTAAGAATCCTCGAGGCGTTTAGCTTACCATCTTTAGTAATAGCAAAATCAGAAAATGGACCGTTGTATCCAGTCGAACTGTGAGCAAGTCCATTCTGATTCCATCTCCAAACATTTCTCGCTTGATTGAGATTTATATTGTCAGTAATCAGAATTTCTATCGGCTGTCCGTTTGCATTGGTAGTGGTCACTACATAGCCGCCCGTGCCACCACGTATTAATTCCGTTGCATCATCGATGGCTTGTTCATACTGCTCTTGGATAGTATCTTTTGCATTGTTTATGGCTGTCTGATAATCACTTACCTTAACCCAAGCTGAGCCACTCCATCTATATGTACTCCCTGTTGACGGATCGACAAGATAATCTCCTACTTCTTTGTTCGCATACGTTCCTGAAGTAGAGCCGTAATAAATGGTGCTCTTTCCGTCTACAATGTCGAACAGATTACTACTGGTTGATGAATAAGCTGACCACGTATTGTTTGAGCCATTGTACTTATACACGCCTTGTGGCTTGATCGTAACCGACCCTACGGTTATCGAGCTTGTACCCGTATAGAGCCACAGGTCGCCATTGTGAGCAGTTCTCAGCGCAGTCGTTGTCCAACTTGACGCTGGATTACTCGTCTGTGCCCACGTTTCGATTTTTGCATCAATCTGCGTTACAAGTTCTCCCTTGAGTGCGAGCAGTCCATCGTTTATGGCTGTCTGATAATCGGTCACCTTCTGCCATGCTGAACCCGTCCATCTGTACGTATTACCTGTACTTGAATCAACAAGATAATCTCCTACGTCTTTATCTGCATACGTTCCTGATGTAGTTCCATAGTAGATAGTCGACTTGCCATCAGCAAAATCGAAGATGTTGTTATTGACAGAAGAATAAGCAACCCATTGCGGTAACTCATTTGCCTCGATAACGTTACCATTCTCATCAGCAAGCTCTACACTTGACTCGTTGGCAAGCGAACCCGATTCTACGTAATGAAATTTATACGTACCTTGCGGTTTTATTATATCACCATGAATTATCAAACTTGACAATCCTGTATAAAGCCACAGATCGCCCTCGTGAGCCTTTTTCGATGCAATGGTATTCCACGATGTCGCAGGGTTTGATGCCTGTGTCCATGTTTCAATCTTCGCATCAACTTGATTCTCAATGTTTTCTACGATAGTGAGGAAGTCATTATCTACCCAATTTTCGAATGTACTATCATCTGTGTATTTACTGGCTTTTATCCAATCGGCACGAGAATACGTTTCATCTTCAGATTTTGACACGTTACATCTTAATATGTCACCTGTTGTCGGATTATCTCCCTGTACCCACAGATCGCCTCTGTCATACGGTGGAATAGGTGTTTCATAGAATATTCGCCTTTTGGAATCTGCGGTATCCTTCGCATCTGATGCTATACGTAATGCTTCAGCAACGCCTGAGTCAGTCATCTCATTCCATGAGTACACTCCGTTATCCTTGACGAATCGCCATGCTTTACCGCTCACTTTATTGTAGTAAAGGTCTCCAACATGAGCGTCTTTTTTCTCATCCGTATCCCAGCCACTACCTTCAACGTCAGGATCGTAAGCGACGGGCGGATTTGACATTGTCGGATCATTCTCAAAGAACCATGTCGTAACGTTTCTATCTATTTGATTCCTGATATCATCAATGTCACTGTTGATGCTCAATATTGCATTGGCTAAATTCTGTGCGACAGTACGAATGTCCATATTGACGGTCTTGAGTCCTTCGACAATACCAGCAACCTTACTGCCATACACCTTTTCGAGTACGGCTGTATATGTTGTAGGCTTGTCGCCTAACTCCATCTCGTCATATCGGTCAAGAAGTACGTTGTATATGACCTTGATAACTTTAGCTCTCAGGCTGATGCCATACATCGGCACAAACACTCCGCATGTATCACAGAGTCTTAACCTTTGAAGCACTGCGTATTCAGCATACTCGTCCGTCTGCCAAAGCTGTACAAAATTTACTTTGACAGTCTGATTTGGTATCCACGCTTCAGAATTATTAAGTCTGCTAATAGCCGTTGCACGAAGCTGTTCCACCGTTGGCTGTTCGGTGAACACAGTCGACAAGTCCATCGGCACAATAATTTCACGTCCATAAGCCGAAGCGTAACCCGATTCAATGTACCACTCAGGAAGTGTAACGAGAACCGAGGTTGATTCTTCGCTACCTTCTTCCCTTACCTCACCGAGCCAGTACGGAACGACTGCCGTATAAGTTTCGCTCGCATCGTAATCATTTGTGAAGTCAATGATGTTTTTACCGTATCTGATTGATACATTCGTATCCTGTCCTCGATGCAGATACAGTTTTACATCAAACTTGTCAAACTCGTACTCGCCCGTGCCGAACACATCAAGGATAGAGTTTTCTTCGCCACCGAGCATGTTTCTGATCTGCCTCGGTTTTGCAGATATAAACTCTGTGTTTGCTGTTTTATTTGTCCAAAAAGTGAATGGATTATCGCCCACGCTATACGCACGTATCTTAGACAAAGCGTCAACACACGAACTTGCTTCAAACGGCTTGACGACAATTTCGTTCAGTCTGTAGCTTATATGATGTGCATAAAAAGTTACAATTCCGTTAATCGGCTCGGTCTTTGCGTAAATATCGAACGGCTGAACATCGCCTTGTTCGTCATGAGTGCAAGCGATAATGCGTCCGATAGTTATCTGATCGAACAGAATTCCTGTTACTGGATAGTCAAACTCGACCTCAAAGACGCCATTTCGCTCCTCTGTTGCGATGCAACGAATACAATCCGAAAGACGACCGAGACCGTTACTGGCAAAAGCTAATTCTGTTTGTTCGTATAGTATAGGAATCATTTGTGAATTCCTTCCTTCAATTATTTTAGTTCATTAAACTCGCGTTTCAATTTTCTCAAATTAAGCGCAAATTGCACTGACTGGAATAAGATAAGTATTTCCAGCTTTTATAGACATTGCTGAGTACCAGTTTACTATTTTTCCATTTGTGATTCGACAACGTCCTGTTTGCCCTGCTTGTGTGCCAGCCACGCAAGTGACAGGGAGTTGCATAGCAGCTATCAGCGCTGGTACCCCAGCAGTAACAATTTCACCATCATCGGCTATGTCCGTGTTCGGCTTAAAAATTATATAACCTGTAAAAAGGCTCCCATACTTATATGTATAACATTCGAATGTATCAACAGAAGTTGATTTTGTAAGTGTGATAAATGTTTTACTATTTATGGCGTTTGCGAGATTCGCCAAAGATACCCGTCTCGATGCCCCGTCTGCTGTTACGACTCTTATAAAGTCGTTTTGTGCTATGCTTGTTATTGCGCTTAATGCTGATTCTTTTATACTCATTTTTTATATCCTCCACCATCTCGGTATTATTTCAACCATATCCATTGTTTTACTGAAACCTGAACTTCCAACAGGAATAATAGGAAAATCGTTACCGTTGAAAGACACATGCGAACTTGCTCCCGATGCGATACCACCAGCAAGCGTGTATATTTCCATTGATTCGCAGTCAATATACACTGTCTCCGAATCAGGAATATCAGTTACGGTGATTAGTTGACTGCCAATGCCGACTGTACCCGAACCACGTATCTTTATCAGTGGTTTCGCCTCGAACCTAGTCGGATTGACTATCACATCGCTCAGCGTTACACCGCCCTCAATTTCTTCGCCATCCTCATTAGCAAGCGACTCGCTGTTCTCATCAAGTAATATCTGATAATTCGATACGAAATCATACGGCGAATCACCCGATACGAGAAACCTCTGCGGTTTTCTTGAGAATTCGATATGCATACTACCAGCGTCCCTATGAACCTTTTGCTTTGGAGTCACCTGCGTATATACCCTTGCGAGGTACTTTTCATCAGGATTGAAGCTATCCCTCAGCACTTGGTATCCGATCTTTGATAGAATGTCGTTTCTCAGCTGAATGAGATTGTCAACATAGTCATCATATACCAGTATATCATAGGAATGAATAACGTTTTCAAACCTGTTCCCATCAAGAAGAAACGTCCCATTCCTGCCAGCAATAGTTATTTCTTCGTACGATCTCTCAGGTGCAGAATCAACTTCATCCTCACTTACCACTATTCCTTCATAGTTGCGAGTATCTATGTCTCCATAAATAAAGTACCCTATCATACGAATGCCGCCCTTCTTTGCTTCTCCCACATAACGAACTGTCTCTGCACCATCTCTGCTACCTGACGCTCATCCTGCTGTGGTGTTGCGTACACATTGATTTCAACTCCATAGCCTCCTCCGCTTGCTCCGCTGACGCTGATTTCCTGACCTTCAGGTGTAAAAGCGATCGCATCAGCCATAGCGTCAGAAGCGTCCTGAACAACGCCCATGTTGTCCTCAACTCCGAGTGCAAGACCTTCAGGAATCCACTTACCTAATTCCATGAACACCTTTGACGGCGATGCAATGCCTAACACCTTTTTAACAGCTTTCGGAAGTCTTGCCGCCATTGCCTTGACTTTACTTACTACTGAATCGAACTTCGCTTTAATGCCGCTCCAAAGTCCCTGTATGAGATCCGACCCAGCCTTTTTAAGGCTTCCGAGACCTTGTATTATTTTTTTAGGAATTTCTTTAGCAGAATTAAGTGCATTGCTTGCCGCAGACCCCAATCTTGATTTAAGCTCTCCCCACAATGAATCTATGAGCCTTGTTGCCGCATTTATAAGTGTGCCAACAGTGTTTAAAAGACCTGTTGCAAGAGCGTAAACAAGATGTGGTGCTTCTTGGATCAGTATCGGCACTGCCGCTATAATCGCATCAATTAGTCCATTCACAACCATGTCGATGATTTGTGGCATCATATCGACCAATGTTACAATTATGCTTGGCAACGCTTGTATCAGACTGGTAACAAGTGTAACTATTGATTGAATTATAACAGGCAAGAACGACTCAATTAATGTCGGGAGCTTTTCTGCAAGTGCTGGTACTGCCGCCTCTATGAATTTACCGATTCCCTCAATTGCTCTCTGCACCGCTGGGATAAGTTGATTAAGAAGCCCTTCACCTTCTTTGTCACCAACTATCGCAACGATCAGATCATCCATCAATTGACCCATATCGGCATCAGGATTAGCGAACCCAGCGACAAGATTATCCCATGCCGCCCTTGTCATGTTAAGAGCACCTTCGATGGTTGTAGCCGCTTCTTTTGCGGTCGTACCAGCTATGCCCTGCTTCTGTTGGACAAGATCAATAGCCGTAACAATATCAGAGAAGCTGTCAATAGATAGATCGCCAGCCATGCCGATAGATTTCGCATACTCGTTGGCATCAGCAATAAGACGCTCCATTTCTGACTTCGTGCCACCATAACCAAGTTTGAGGTTGTCAAGCATGGTGTAGTTCTGCTTCGCAAAACCCTGAAATGCGTTTTGAATGTTACTGATGTCTCCGCCAAATGTATTGAAGTTATCAGCAATCGCACGCATCGCCACATCGGTCTGCTTTGCCGCTTTCGATGTATCGCCGTCAAGCGAATTGATCAGAGCCGCCGAAAATGATGTCGCCAGTTCCATGTACTTGTTGGCTGACATTCCTGATGTTCTATATCCCTGCTCTGCGTAGCGCATCAATTCATCAGCGGCATCGCCGTAGAGTTTCTTCACACCACCTGCAAGCTGTTCATATTGTGCGTATGCGTCTACTGATTTTTTCGTAAGTACACCAATAGCAGTAGCAGACGCACCAACCGCCGCTACTGCAACTTTACCAGCCTTAGCCCACCCTGACGAAAAGGATGATACGCCACCGCCAACTTCTTTTATGCCTTTTTCGTATTCACTTGAGTCGAGCGTTATCTTCGCTACTAAATCGAATAAATCCATTATTCGTACTCCCTCAGTTTCTGCTTGATTCCATCAATTATATCTTCTGCCGACCTACCCGAATCCTTCTGTGGGTATATGATCTCTGTGTATGTCTTTGCCATATATACCGCACCCTCACGACCGAATCCTTTAGCCACGTTTTCTGATATGTTTTTAAGCGACTCTCCAACATAAGCACGATAGACCTGTTCTTGATATGATTGATGGTGTTTTGCTTTCAAATACTTAAGGAATGGCTTTACTTCTCTTCGACCTCTGTATTCTCCGTAGCAGAGCCAAAAGAGGTCTCGTCCGTCTTCTGACCCTGCGACTGAAAAAGGAAACTGAGTTCAGGTCTGTTGAACAGATCAAGTAACTTCATCGGGAGTGTGAATATATCACACTCATACTCATCGGCTGGCACTCCCTCTGATAATGCCATAAGTTCAAACACCGCCCGTGAGTGATTTTTGAGTATGTGCTTTACCATTTCGATTTTGTTGTTCCCTCTCGCCGCCGATACAACCTTTTCGTCAGATGCGATCTCAACGATTGGATCAAACATATCAGCAAGAGTCTCTATCGCCTGTTCATTTTTAATTCCATTGAGTTTCATAGCCATTCCTCCTTAGACCATTTACCGCTTCGCCTTACGCCCTATGCCTCTGCCGAATAGAACACCATTGGCACAACATTCTGTGCGCTCATTGATACGTGACCAGTCAGTGTAACGGCAACCTGTCCCTTACCAGCCTTCGATGTGGTCAGAGCAAATCCGTCAGTTGACAGAGCGTTTTTCAGTTGAATTGCAACGAATCCGCCGTCTGCTCTATCGCCTACCCACCACACATCAGAAAAATCAGTCTGTTCAAGATCACGTCTCGGTATGATTTTAGTGGTATCCGTACCGTCAATGTCAGCCGCACCGAGTGCCATCTTGATGTTCGCTGGCGATACTCCGAGCGATGTGAAGCCGAGAGTACACGTCCATGAATCAAGATGTTTAAGCTCCTTCATATTCACAGGGCAGTTATCTACATCTTCTCCGAGGTCTGAATACTCAGGAACACAGGACGCAGATATGCCGCCTGTCGTAGCGCATATAATATCCGCATCAGCTGGTGCGGCTGGTGAAGCTGGATTAAATGTCTTAAGCAGAACACCAGCATCCAGTTGCATTTCTTCAAATGTTGCTTGCGGAATTACTGTAAACATTCCCATAGTTATACTTCCTTTCTACGGAGCAATAAACTCCGCCATGATACTTACATAAATTCTTCTTACGGTTTCATCTTCATCAGCCACACGCTGTGCGAACGGCTGACCTCTTGTTATATACAGGAATCCTGTATCAAGTGGTATGCTTTTTACTTGCACGAGAGCGTCAGATATTTCTTCAGCCTTCAGCGATATAGCCTCCCACGATGTTGTGTGCTTCTTCCATATCGAAGCCGACATCGGCACGGCATGATCAAGGCTGTCTGTCACGACTTCGTATGTGATGTAGAAATCACCGACTTGCTCATCATCAACCGTGGTGTTTTCGTAAGCTGGTATTCCGAACGAACTCCAAAAGTTATGTATCGCTTGTGCCTTGTTCATTCTGTAAGCTCCCATTCTCTCGCAGTGACCTGTCTCATATCGAGTCCTGCACTCGGCGGCGTGTACTTGTCATCACCGTCCGAAGTCACCTTGAATATTTTACCATCACGTACTCGTCTGAACACTTCGTTGTATTCGAGGACAAGATCACGTTGAGTTGTAACGGTATAAAGGCTGTAAACGCCCTGCACCTGAGCGAGTCTCGCTTCGATCGATGTGTCGAATGTGATCGCCGCCTTAAATTCTGCGCCTTCTACCCACACGTTCTTGTAACCACCGTAGCCGTCATCAACTCTCTGCTTGCTGAGGAAGACACAGGTCTCCATTAATTCTTCCAACAAACTCATATTTTCCTCCATCTATTCAATTCGCTGGCAAATGTACTCTGCCATGTTGGACTGCTTGAAGCGGCGTTCCCCTGCCCCGAATTGGCTTTAGTATAACTATAGCCACCGAACGACTCAGAAGAGTACGGTGACGAGACCGAATCACCATACTTGGTTACCCACTCCGAAATTCGCTCCGATAGATCAACGACCGCAGGAGGAACGCCCATTGACCATATCGCACCCTCAAACACCTCGTCAACAAGTTGCGATTCCAATTCAGGATCATATTTGTGAACGCCGTCATTAAAGACAGACCCCACAATGCGAAAATACTGACCGCTCTGTAAAGAGCCATCAGGTAAATCTATCTGTCCATTTTCGATTGTAAACGTTCCGAAGAACTTTTTACGCTCGAACCAATTTCTTAGCTCTTGACACAGTTCGGTCAGCATTTTATTTCTCCTTCTTCTTTGTCTTTATAGGATTCTTTATTTCTTCAATAAGCGGCACGCCTATCTTGTTACCTGAAGATGATAGCTCTTCGACCCTCTCTTCAGACACCTTCTTTCCTTTGCGTGGAAATCTGTCTCCTACGCCATAGTAGTGACTGTTATCTTGAAGATCCAAGAATTCGTGTATAACCTTATACATTGACATTCTCCTTAATCAGCAAACTGTACGTGTCGAAGCATGTGTCCGCAGTTGACCCTTGCATCCGTGTAGATCAGTATGCTGTTTTCTTTGCATCGTTCGCAAAAGTACAAGTCTTCTGACAGCATGCCTTTGTCTTTATAATTCACCCAATCATACCACGGATACTCGATTTTCCTGAATACATCTGTCTTGATCAGCGCACAGCCCATGCCGCCACCATGTATACGCACCTTGTATTCACTTTTATCTCTCAAGGACGCAAGTTCTTCAGCCGTGTACTCACTTTCAAGTGGATAGTTGAAATACAGCGTGCCATTCTCTCTCTGTAGCTTGCATACACAAGTCCGTCCTCTGTAGATATTGTCCAAATCTCTATGTGCGTAGTACCCAAGACATACGTCTTTCGGATCATCAAGCATATTGATTAATGCGTCCTTTGGTAGAACAACATCGTTGTCCACCATCAGCGCATAATCAACTCCGTTATCGAGTGCAATCTGTGCTATGCGATTCCTCGCCGTTGCACAGTCATAGCCACGAACAAACTCGAACGAGGCTTCATGCCCTGATACATCCAAATCGTATATGGACTTGAATGTATCAGGGTAGATATTCTCAAATGTGGGTACTGCTATCAGAATCTTCATTCTTATGCGCCTGTAGCTCCAGTTGCACCTGTAGCACCGCCAGCACCACCGAAGGATACTACTGCGATACCATCAAGGTACTCTGCCCACAGAACCATGCCCATGAGAGCGTAGCTCTCGCCAACGGCTGTGGAGTAGTTGCCCTGTGCGTGGAATCCGATCAGGTTAGTCTCGCCCTGAGTTGTGTACTCAAGACCGAGTTTTGCGAAGTCGCTGTCGCTCGGATCGATGTAGTACAGATCAACGTTCTCGACAGGAGTTGCGATAACATTGCCACGTGCGATCTGAGCCGCTGGGAGCAGGAACAGAGTTCTGTATCCCATGAAGTTCTCGATGTAGGTAAGACCGAATGCGGTCTGAACGGTGATGTTCGCTGTTCCGAGATAGTCGTATGCATCGAGGATGTTAGCGAAACCAACGACCTCGGTAACTTCTTTCTGAATGCTTGCGAACTTGTTAAGTACAAGACCCTGCGCCTTTGCGAGTGCGGCTTGCCATGTTGCCGCTGTGCCTGTGAGCGATCCTGTGTTCAGGAAAGTGTAGAACTTACCAAGAACTACGTTCTGAAGCTGTGACAGGAACGCATCATCGGATTTCTCAATTGCGACCTCTGCGCCGTAGTTGACAACGTCCTCGA